CAGAAAGCTGGGAAGTCGGTTAGTAACCGTCCTTCTTGATCCAACTTACGTGGAAGCTTTCCACGATTTGTGTAAGGTGTAGCATGCCTACTGATAGTAAGATAACTCGGTCAACGACGTACGTTGGCTTTGGGACCTACGGAACCAAGCCGACTATGACGCCAGCCGACCTCTCCTATACGGAGCGAGCCAGAAATTGGTCTCGTAACTTCTCGAGCGCGAAAGCTGCCCGGATCAGTTTGGCGACAAATGGGTATCTACCAACCCTGCCTTATACAGACGACCTGCAACAGGTCGTCAAGGGCAAGCTCATCTCTGCCTACGGCCGGATATACTCGGACCCGAGAAGCACATTTGAGTGGCACTTTCGGTACAGTGCCAACAGGATTATTGTCGATCCGTACGACGGTGAGATGAACACCCTGGTTGCCGATGTTCAGTCAAAACTACAAGGGAAGGTTTCAGGCGAAGGTCTGAACGCCGCTGTTTCCGCGTACGAAATGACGAAAACATGTACCATGATAGGAGACGCTGTTTTCTCGCTCGGCAAAGCATATCGCGACGCACGTAGAGGCCGTTGGGCCAGTGCTGCGCGAGAACTCGGTCTTGCGAAGAGCCCTCCGGGAGTTAGGCCTGGCAGAAGTTTTGCTTCGAACTGGGCTGAGTACCGGTATGGTTGGCGTACCATGGTTATGGACGTCGACAGTCTTCTGAAAACCCTCTATACGCAGTTGAATACGCGCCCCCCAATTTACCGGGTGACCGCCATGTCAACAAAGCTCGGCCGTTGGACTTGGCCCAAAACCTGGACGTTCAATCTGCCTAACGGCATAGTGGACGCAATCCGGGTCACGGGTTTCGAGGTGGACGAGATTACGCGTACAGTAAGAGGTGGGTACGTTTACGAGCTTGAGAGTGTACCCTTAGCAACAGGTCAAGCGTTTGGTCTGCTCAACCCGGCTACGTTCGCCTGGGAGATAATCCCATTTAGTTTAGTGGCGGATTGGTTTGTCAATGTTGGCGATGTACTTGAAGGCCTCACGGCTTTTCAAGGTAAGCGCTGCTTGGCGGGGTGGCTGAATAGGGAGATTGAGTCCAGGAGAAGTACTTTCTGGACCAGCGCTGTTAAAGGCACTGGTATCTCATCTCTTGATCCGGGAATTTCATGCGTCATCTCGGACCAAACCGAACGTCGGTTCCGCCGTTCCCCGATGGGTTTTACACCATCATCTCTACGAGTGAACATCGACTTGAATATCAGTCGAGTGCTGGACGGCCTTGCATTTATGAAACTCTTGCAGAGCAAGTCGCGCACAACCGCTCGCCTTTAACCTCCTTTCTTAGGAACAACTACCATGGCAACTATCGCCAATATCATACTGAAGGACTCTGCAAACGCCAACAAGACGTACGTTCCAGAGCGCGTTCAAACCGGCAACTATGCCTCCTGGGTCAACCGGGATCAAGGCACGACAGTCGGTAACAAGCGTGCTTCTCTAACCGTGCGTGCTACGACCGGCGCTTACGAGAAGCGGAGCTTCAAGATCACCCTCCCGTCTGTCGACGCTGTAACGGGAGACGTCAAGTACACCAACAGTGTCACCGTCGAGACCAAAACCGCCGAGAAGGCGACGTTGGCCGAGAAGCAGGAGCTCGTGTACAGCTTGGCAGCAATGTTGGGGCTCACGCCCTTCCAGCTGTCGGTCACCACGGGTGAAGCAGTCTCCGGCTAACCTCTCACCTTTAAGGAATGAACATGACTTCAAGTTCATCATCAAAGGGCCAGAACTCCGGCCCGTCACGGAAGAAGATCCTCCGTGAGTTACTTGATGCGGCGCGCGGGTTTAAGCTTACACCCGAGCACTATACCTCGACTGCCGAAATAATCTGGGAGAATCTAGACACCCCAAGGTCTCTCGCCTGTGCGCTCCTCCTGAAATATGGGGAGTACGCTCAGCTTGTGAACCTAGGGTGCGACCCGAGAAGTTATATTTCCGAGTGGGATTCACCATACTCGGCTCGGTCAGGTCGTCAGTTTCGTGATGATTACCAAGCCACTGCGCTTTTGGCAAAGTGGCCCAACTTTCAGCACGAAGACCTGGATCCTCGTCTCGCCTGTGAAAGGGCGGACAGTGACGCAGAGCAAGCCTGTGTTGCTTCTAACAGGAGGCTCCGAAAAGCTTTTGATGCCCCGATCGGGCACCCGGCATACTTGCATCGGATATTCTCGATGCAGGCCGATATATCAAGGGTTTTAGGTCCTTTCTGTCCAGAGAAGTGGGAAACAAGTTGTGCCTTTGGGCCTGGGAAGGCCTTGGGGCAGGAGGGTAAGTCAGTGTACGAAAAGCTGACCGCCTTACCGTCTGTAACGACCGACTTCCTACCACTCGGTGCATCACTGATATCAGGAAGTGTACCTTGGTTGGAGGCATTGGCGAACATGGGCGTGGACCCCGAGAACCCTTCGTGGGCAATCGAGGGGGAGACGTACCAGTTTACCTGTGCTTTACAACCCGGTGATCGCTGTCAAACAGTACCGAAAAACGCAAAGACTTTGCGGGGCATACGTGCTCAGCCCGGTTTAAACGTTTATGCACAGCTTGGCTTAGGTCGCATGATGAGAGAACGGCTACAGGCTTTTGGCCTCGATCTCAATGACCAGTCCCCTAATCAAGGACTCGCTAAGCTAGGAAGCCTCCCTGGTCGGAGTGAAGTAACAATCGACCTCAAAGGAGCGAGCGGGCATATCTGCAGTGTGCTTGTAAGGACACTGTTCGAGAAATCCCCTCGATGGCTGCATGCCATGGATCTATGTCGTACCGATCGTTACCTCCCTCATGGGGTGGAAGACGAGCGGGACAACTATGTTCCTTTAGCTTCTTATAGTGCAATGGGAAACGGCTATACATTCGAGTTGGAGACCCTGATATTCTGGGCCGCCGTTCGGGTGATTCGCCGCGAGCTTGGAGAGCGGACCCCTTACAGGGTCTATGGGGATGATATAATTTGTTCGCAGAGTATCGCGAAGGAGTTGATTCCTTTCTTAAGCTTTCTTGGCTTCCCAATTAACGCTAGTAAAACCTTCACCGAAGGCCCGTTCCGCGAATCCTGCGGTGCGGATTACTGGCTAGGTACGAACATTCGTCCGGTCTACTTCTCCATTGATTCGGAGGAGATTGAGGAAGCAAATAATGACGGAACCTCGTTGTTGCGCTGGGTGTCTCTCTGCAATTCGATCCGCAAAGTGGCTCGTTTACGCAATCATGGCCTTGGCTGTGACATTGTGCTACGTGCTGCTTGGGTCGGAGCAATTCGCAAAATTCCTAGACGTCTTAGGGAGTCCTTAAAAACTCCTTGGGATAACTTCCGTGACGATTCACTGCTCACGGATTGGGACGATGCGGTGACAAACCCGTTGGTGAGAGCTTGCGGTTCATTGCAGGCTCTCGTCGCTCCTCGCCTGTCTTTGGTCCAGATTTCCGGAAACCTCAACACCAGTTTTCTAGGTGCGAAGGCTGCCCTGCTGTACAAGGCCCAAGACAAAGACCGTGCCGCCGTAAGATACGATCGAACTCGTTCGTGGCTGCGGAGCTTCTTACAAAAGCAATCACTTACCCCTTTAACGCCACTGCAGCAGGCTATACACAAATCCATTTACGGTGCGAAGCATTTAACCGTGGGTGGAGGAGATGTACGACCTAGTGGCCGATTCGGGTTGAGTGCTGGATGGGAAGTTTTCCACCCAGTTGGGGACTACACCGCATGGTGTTAGA